AGGGAGTGCCTTTTGCGAAAAGGATTTTAGAGGCAACGGGAGAGAGTGGTAACGAGGCTTTGATATGTGTCTTTTGAGAGACGTAAACAAGGTTTCCTTCGTCCGTCACATTCGCTTCGGTAAATCGTGAGTAGTCGCTATGCCTTGCGCCGGTAAGACAGCCTAAAATGAATTGTTGTTGCACGGTGGCTTCCGTGAGAGTGTCGGGGCGATATTCGATGATACGTCGTATCTCATCCTCGGTAAGGTAGATATGCTGCGACTCATCATCCTTGATGGTAAGCACCTTTCGCCAGTCACGTGGTATCTCTATCTCGTCAGAGTAAAGCTCGATTACGGCTTTTAGCTTTGCGCAGTATTGACGTGCGCTGCTTTGTGCTATATCAGAGGTGAGCCACGAGACAAAACGGCTCATATTTGGTTTTGTGAGGCTCTGCCAGTCAAAGGGCGTACCTGTTGCCTGCTCCCATTTCTCCGCTATCTTGCCATTCTTCGGATAGCGTTCTAATAATGCTTCTTTAAGTGTCTTCATCGCTCTTTCCTTTCTCTTATTACATCGTTGATATACTGGTTTATAGACTTCTTGCCTTTGTTGGCTCTTATCCACACGTATAGCTCCTCATCCAAACGAATGGAAAGGGTTATTGTGTCGTATTCAAGATGTGGTCTTCCACGACCCCTTTTTGTTCCCATAGAAAAATAATTTTGGTGGTTTGTGATTTTATTCTTATCTTTGCAGCGCATAACCGTTAATTCGGTTAATAATTTCGTTTTTATTACCCTGCCGCCTGCGAAGGTAGCAGGGCGTTTTTTACTCCTCTCCTCTCTTTGCCAGCTTCTCAGGAACGTCTATCTCATCCGTGATGGCTACCCTACGCCCATAGCCGATAAGCCTACGCAGACACGAGTCGAGATTTTCAGCAGGGAAGTCGAACGTGGTAACTACGTGGTCAGTGGTCGCCTGCATGGTAAGCAGTCGGCGACATAGCTGGGCATCTTCCCCGAAGGTGTGATAACTATCCCCTACCCGTAATAAAATTACGACATCTGGGTACTTCTCTTTGCACTCGTCATACACTCCTCTCATCTTGATAAATAATTTCTTTTCCATAACTTTACTTTTGCTCTTTATATAATTCAATATAATAAAAAAACCCGTCTATTTCGATTTGCATACTTCCCCTGAGCGGCTTTTCTCTCTCGTCACGAATAAACATCTTGCACGTGTGCATAGACGAAAGAACCTCATACGTGAATAAAAAAGACTTTTTCGCCTCCTTCTTAGTAAAGAAGTATTGCCGTGGCTGCATATATCGCAGTGGCAAATTGTTTTTAATAACATACCTTTTTTCCATAGCTGTATTTGTTTATTATTATAATACCCTCTCCAACTCTCCAATCTGGCACACCTGAGTAGTGGAAGGTCGCCAGTCGGTTAGTACTCGCTCTATTGAACATTCAAGGCATCCGCCGTTTATCCACTCGAAGATAACCGAACCGTCAGAGATTGACTCTATCTTCTGCGTCTGCTTCATCAAAGGATTGTGAATAATGCTACCTTCGTGCAACCATGATGGCAGGGAAAGGCGATGGTCTGCCGTTGGTCTTACCTGCGAACGGGTAGCCGTAATTTTGCACCCGCCTGCGGCGAAAAGGAAAACACAAGAACCTTTTACCCTCTCCACCTGACACACGATGACGTCATTACCGCACATATATTCAACGTAAGAGCCTTTTTTTACGCTCGTGAGCTGTTCTTTTGATATAAAGGTGTTATTATTCACCCGCTCAGTTACAACGGCTCTAACGGCTTCTTTTTGCTCTTTTTCGCTACTCTGCTTAAAAGCGTCGATAACGTCTATTAGGATCTCTCTCTTTGTCCTTATTGGCGAGGTTGAAAACATATCCTGCTCCCCGTTGTCGGCTGCCTTTGCCTCGTGGTTATATAAGGCAAGCAATCTTTTTAGTTGGCTGTCTTTTTTACCGTTCAGGACATCTGCGAAAAATAGCATTACGTCGTCGTGAAAGTCTGCCACGGTGGAACCGTCAAAGATTGTACGCTGCCGTGCATACTCCGAAACCTTCTCACCGTCTTTATAGTCTCCTTCTTTACGTGCCTGATAACATAAGGCAATAGCATCGGAAACCTCGCTTATAAGTGAGTATTCCATACTTAGACGGAAGTTGTTTGCCAACTCACCAAGGGCAAGAACACAAGAGCGACGCAGGCTCTTATAAGCAGTGGTCATTCTCACGCAGTCAGAAGAAGAAGAAAACACCTTCCCGATGAGCACGTTTTCCAAAAGCTCACGACCCGCAGCACTCACACTCTCGCCGTCTACATACTCCGCATATTGCATCGAAGATATGATACCAGCATGAAGCAACTCACCAAGGCAGAAGGTGGCGGCTTCCGTATTGCCATAGAAGTCCGAGAGAGTCTCAAAACCGTTGACAGTCGCAACAATTCTCGAAAAGGTATCATCGCCCACCAATTTACCGAGCTTCACGGCTTGTTCGGTCTTAGATTGCCCCTTCATCTCCTGAGCGTTGAACATGGCAAACGTAGTCGCCGTATATGGCAAAACATGGTCACTCTGGAATAGTAAGCGTGGATGGTCGAAGCTGTCTACCTGCTCAGGGGTAAAGCCGTAACGGGGCGCAGCCTCTCGGAGGTAGGCAATATAAATGCCATCCGTGCCCTGCATTGCCGCCAGCTCTCCCGCCATCGTCCGACCGTTGCCAGATAACACCACACCATCGGCGGAAACGATAACGGGCGACTGAATAGCCCGTGCATCGTATTCCGCTGCAATTTTGCGGGTAATCATTTGGGCGTCCTTGTCTCTTTGGTAGTCCCTATCGTTTACCGTTCCGCCTGCTGCATCAACGGGGAAACCCTCGGAAGGTGCAAAGCCGTTGCGGACATCGTGCGAAGGTGTTGCCGCTCCTGCCTCGGTTAAAATGTACCTGCCAACAAGATTGCGACCGCATGCCAAAGTAATACGATCCGTAATTCCTTCAACCTTGCGGGCTGCTTGGTACTTCTGCGTGATTGTTTGTAATTCGTTCATAACTGTATAGCTTTAATTATATAACCCTTGGCGGGTACATCGTACCCTTTTGGAGGTCTCCCCAAAGTGTTTTCCTTCTCTCCAGATGTTACTCGCTTGGCGGTTGCTTGCCCCGTGCGCTTTTTGCCGTCCCTTGCACGCTACGACGGTGGGGTGCGCTGCATCTCTTGCCCGTGCAGCTCGTAGGCGTTGCCCTTTTTAACTCCTGCAATCTCGGAGCACCCTTCACAGTGGGATCGCTGCCGCCCTCATTCATGAGCCTTTTTTTTGTTTAATGTGTGGAAAGCCTCATCAATGGGACATCGGCACCGAAAACACGGATAAACCACACCATTTGCGGCGGTGCTCGCTTCTGCTGCGGGTACACCAGTCATATATTGACACCGCCAACCCTATAAAATTATTTACTCTTTATCCCAAAACATTTTAATAAAATCGTCAGCCATAAAGTTAAGAATGTGGCGTTGTTGCTCGTTCAGGGTGTCGCCGTTGCGGATTGCCTCCAATAGTGGGCGGTAGTGTTGGCGGTAGTAACTCAGGAAGTCGCCGAAGCTCTCAAAATTGCCTGCATTGATGGATAGCACCACGCCATCACGGGAAACTATTACGGGCGACTGGATGGCGCGGGCGTCGTATTCCGCTGCAATCTTGCGGGTAATCATTTGGGCATCCTTATCCCTTAAATAGTCCCTATCGTTTACGGTTCCGCCGTCAGCATCAACGGGGAAACCCTTAGAAGGTGCGAAACCGTTGCTGTACTCGTGTAAGTTGTTGCCGCTCTCTATGTCGTTGGCTAATTGTGCCAGTGTCTTTGTCTGTTTCATAACTTTAATTTTTTAGGGGTTTATTATCCGTAAATCTCACTAATTACTGGGGCGTACTTGTCGCGAATGTTGTGCAGCTCGTCGGCGGTCATATTTGGATATATTTGGCGCACATCGTCCAAACAGTCTTCGCGGTGGCGGTTGTCTCTCCATGAATAGAACAATTCATGCGACAAAAGGAAATGAACGGCCAGGCTTTCGCGGTCGTAGTGCTTTTTCAAATCCGTTTCGCGGTTGGTGTTCACCTCGTCACCTTTCCAGTAGCTCGACAATTTATAAAACTTTTCGTGACGCTCGCGGAACGTCTCGCGGGTGTTGTTTGCTGTTGTCTTCATAATCTTTTTGCCCTGTTCGGGTCTTGGGTTTTATTGTGGTTTATAATTAAATAAATAATAAGAGGGGGCGCGGCTGTTATGCCGCCTCCCTCCGTGGGTTGTTGTCAGGGTCTAACACCTCGCGCAGGCGGTCGGCCTGGTTGCGGGTCTGTGTGCGTTCTATCAAGTCGAAGAGCTGGGCGCGGGCGTAGTCGGTGGCCCCTTGCAGGGTGTCGGGGTTGTACCCGTTGCGAATCTGCTCGGAGAGCGTCCAAAAGATAACGCCCAGTGCGTCGAAGTCGCGGCGGCTGTCGGGTGTCAGGCTTGCCAAACATGCGCACACCTCGCAAAAACGGGCGGCGGCTGTCTTCGTGCCTTCGTTGGTTTCCTGCTTCCATCTTTCGAGAGTGTCGGCGGGGATGGTCACGCCTTCCCACTGTTTGGCCTGTTGCATGATGTCGGCAAAGGTGCGCAGCATGTCGGCCACGGCTTCCAACATGGCGGCAATTTCGGGGGCCTGCTGTAACGGGGTGCAATCGGTCACGTTTGCGGAGATAGAAAAAAGTGTACCATCTTCGTGGAACTGGCAAACATAACGGCCGCCCTTGTAGGCCTTGTGTATGTTGGTAATATATCCGCGCAGCGTCTGCCCCTTGTGGGTGTAGTTGACTTTTGCCGACTCCTTGGCCCACTCTGGCAACGTTTCGCCCTCTTGGGCTGTGGTTGTGTCGGCTTGTGGTTCGTTGGTTGTCGGCTCACTCTGTGCGGCTTGTGGCTCGTCCTGTGGCTCGTATGGGTGGGCGGTCTGCCATTTCTCGAAATCCTTGCGGATGCGTTGGAAGTTGTGCAACATGTGGGCGAACTCTGTGGCCTTGTCGTCGATGTCGCAGGGGGTCACGCTGTCGAAGTCGAAAGCAGCAAAGGCGGCCACATGGTCAGTAATTCCGCAGCCGTTGGCGGTGAGATACGCGAAACCGTCTAATAATATGCGGGTACAAATGGCCACAACCTCGCGCCCGTCGGCGGTGGTGCGTCTAAAGGTCTGCCCAGGCTTTAGCCATGCGGGGGCGGTGGTGCGGTCGCTGTGTCGCTCTATCTCTTGCAGGGTTGCGCCCCTTAGTGCCTCCGACTCGGTGGCGGTTGCCGTTGGCTCGTCCTGCTCACGCATTGCGAACCAAGCGCGGAGCTTTGCCACGTCGTCGGGGTTGGTGGCTTCCCATCGTTGCGCCTCCTTGTTCCATTTTGCGCCGTGTGCCTTGATCTCGCGGCGGTGTTTGTAGGTGGTGCGGCTGTCGCCAATAACGGCCACGCCCTCGGCGATGTCTTCCAACGTCAGCCCCTCGGCGGGTGCTGTTTCCTCGCCCGTGGCGGTGTTCTGGGTGTCGGTCGGGGTGTTAGCAGTCTTGGCGGCTTTCTTGCCGTTGCCGGCCTTCTGTGTGCCGTTCTGCTTGTTCTCCCACTCTTCGCGCTGCTTCTCGATGTCCTGAGCCTCGCGGCGTAGTGCTTCCAAAGTCTCGGCCTTGATACCCTCAACGTTTACATATCCATAAACGGTGCATCTTATACCCTCTAATATAATGCCCACGGCCTCGAACTTCGCGGCGCGTTTCTGCTGGGTCTTATATCCTCCGCGGTCAGTGCCATATATTACGGGCTCACCGTCCCATGTTGAGCGGTGCCCAATCTGCACGGCCTCACCTTTTGCCAGTAGCTCGGCAGCTTCAAAAATTGTAAGTTCTTTTTCTTTGCGGTCGTCGGAGATATAAAACACCTTGCCGCCTAACGCCTTTTTGATGGCTTTATAGGTGGGACCATAGACGGGCGCGAACGTGGGAGCCTTTGGCTTCGGGGTTACATTTACGCGGACGTGCTCGGCTAACATCTTGCGAAGCTCGCGGCGGCTTACTTCGCCCGTAATGTCGGCCCAACATCCGTACATGTCGGCATGAAATTGGCCTGTGATGGTGCGGAAAATATTTGTCAGGTTCTCACCGTCAAAACCTGCAGCCTTTGCAAAGTTTCCTAATTCTTCCAAGTTGGCGGCGAACTTGTCGGCCTCACTCTTTGGATCGAAGTTTGCAAAGTAACGGGCGGCCATTTCCTCGGCCTGCTTCTTGCCTTCCTCGCTTAGTGTGCGGGATGTCTCGAAATTATCCACGTCGCCAAGTGCTTGGCCGTATGCCTCGCGCCATGGTGCCGACCCTTCGCGGGTTTTATAGTCGCCATAGTCGGCGTATGGGTCCGACTCGTAATAATTCGGTACGAAAAATGCCAACTCTTTGCAGGTGTCGCGCAGCTCCTTTTCACTCGGTCCATCCTCCCACGATATTATGAATTTCTCTTTCCAAATTTCGCCCGAAATAGTTACCTTTACTTTTAAGCCTGGGAAATAGTGATTTATTACCTTAATTATGTTGCGTTTTGTAGTAGCTACAAAGGCGGCGGCCTGCTTCTTGTCTTCGAAGTGGTAAGCGCGTATTCTGCCAGCTACAGCCACGGGGACACGTTCCAATATTGCAGCCCATGCGCGAACGGCTGCGGCGGTTACTTCCTGAGCTTTGCGGATGCGCTCGGCCCTCTCTCGCTCTTCCTGCTCGCGGGCGGCCTTCTCCTCAGCTTCCCAACGTGCCCACTCTTCACGCTCGCGTTGTTCCTCAGCTTCGCGGCGGGCGCGTTCCTCGGCGGTCTCGGTCTGGCGGCTCTCGTAGTTGTAAGCCGTGCCGTTTTGGTATTGCTTTTTCAGGGCTTCAAATTCGGCTTGCATGGCCTTGAATTGTTCTTCGTTGCCTCCTCGGTCGGGGTGCATGTTTATAACGTTCTGGCGATATGCCTTGCGTAACTCTTCGGCGTTGTGTATGTTATTAAAGTATTTCATAGTCTTTGTATTTATTTGGTTGTTTACTCTTTTATTTCTCTCTTGATCTTCTCCCACTCTTCTGGAGTGGCAGCAGTTAAAACTATAACCGCAATCGATATAATTAAAAATACTAACATATTACAACGTTTTCAAAATATAAGCCGTTAAAATAGTCTTTTAATACCTCCTTCGCTTTCTCCATCGTCGCCCAGTCTCCGCAGATCCCGCCGTATCTTGTTATATTTATAGATGTGCGGTATTTCATGCCGTTGAATTCGTTTGGCTTGGTTATCTCTGCTAAAGTCTTGCGTCCTAATTTATACAAAACCTTCTCAAATCCGAAGCGGTCCACTGTTTCTTTTGTCTTGATTGTAGTCATAACCTTTAATTTTTAATCGTTAATAATTTCGTTTCTTTATCTATTGCAAAGATAATCATTTTTTATTTAATACCAAAAAATAAAGCTCTTTTTTTACTAAGATATTATTATTTTCTTTATTTATTTGCAAGTATCGTATCTTTTTAGTTATTTTGCAAACCGTACATTACAAAAATATCGCATTATGTCTTATCAATTTTCATCACACATCAATACGACCGCAAAGTATTATAATTTACCGGAACGGGATATTTTCTTCGCTTACCTGTTGGCGGCGGGACTGGATCGGGCAGATGCTTATTATATCATTTACAACCGAGGACACAACAACAACCGAGACACGCACACGGCAACCGATGCCCAGGCGGCCGACTACCTGAATAACAACCCAGGGTTAAAATTGCTTATATCGAAACTAAAGAACTCGAAACGACCAAATACAAACAGCACGAGGGAAGAAGTAAGAGAAGCAGAAAGACAACAAAGGGAAAAAGAAGAGGGACTCAGCGAGAGAGCGAAAAAACTCAATAGCCGCCAAGGAGTTTCCGAACGCATCAAAAGCGAGCTTGACAGGGTCACCGGGCGCGATGCCATACAGGGACTTATGACACTGGCAAAACTCGAAGGATATGACAAGGAAGACAAGCGACCAGACGACGAAAGAAGATCGTTTTATTTGCCATATTTGAGCCGCTGCAGGGGCTGTGAATTGATGAAATTATACATACAGACGAGCGAGGAAAAAGAAGCGTCAGAATGAAAAAACACAGCTTCATTTTATACATATAAAATAAAACGAAAGGGGCACCCCGTCAGGATAGCCCCACCCCCCCTAATATGATATATATATTACGCTTTCATTCCCCCTCAAAAATTTTTCCAACTTTTTCTCAAAATTTTTTTCCAAAATTTTTTTCATTTTCCGTTCCAAAATTTCCTCTAATTTCAGCCAAATTTTGCCCAATTTCGTCCAATAAACTCCAACAAATTCCAAAGTTTTCCTCCAGTATTCTGCAAGGTTGTTCAACATTTGTTCAACATTCGCCATCCTACAAATTGGTATAATTGGTACAAAATTGGTATGATTGGTATTGTTTTGGTGTAAATTGTGTGATTGTGCGTTTTACACAACTGTGCGATTGTGTCTTATTATGATAAATAGAAATAGCGTTGTGCACACTTGGTTGTGTAGATGTGTAGCAAAATCGTTGAGGTTATTTATATTTTTTATATTCTCTTTTAAGAAAAGAAAATCTTAACATCCTCTACATTTTCCCTACACTTCTACATTACCATTTGTATCTTATTGATTTACAAGGGTTTGTAAAATGTAGTATAGTGTATTTTGTATGTATTTGCTATGTATTTAGTGTAATTTTCTCATATTTTCTACATTATTTAGCGTATTTATTTCGTATATTTGTGGCATAAATTTGAATTTTTGAGGTAAAACGGTTGTTTTTATGGATAGTGATGTACGTATATTGCAGCGTGAGTTATGGGATATAATGTTATCCGATGGTGGTAAGAGTATATCCGAGTTGCGCAGTATTCGCAAGCGTGAGGATCGTCGTGGCAGGGTAAAGCGGTTGTTGTGTCGTGCTATTGATACGAGTTCTTTAGGTTTGTTCAATGGTATGTTGTATTATTTTGGTGGCAGGGTGTATGTATCTATAACGACGCGTGCTTTCAAGAAGGTGTTGTATGATATTATGTCGATGCGTATAGAGTTGCCTGACGCTGATTTGGTACGTATGTCGGACATCTACGATGATTGTTTGAACGCTGTGTATAGCAAGCCGTTGAGTATTAGTGCTGGTGTCATGGTGTTTCGCAATGGTGTGTTGGATTTGGATAAGGGTGAGTTTCATCGTCGTATAGACAAGAGCTACGTCCAGATGTGGAGTGTGGACTACGATTATGTTCCGACTGCCCGTACATTCCTTTGGTATCAGTTCTTAAATCAGGTATTGCCAGACAAGTATCTGCAGGATGTCTTGCAGATGTTTTTGGGTGCGACGTTTATTGACCGTAGTAAGGTAAAGATAGAGACGATATTGATATTGTTAGGTAAGGGTGCTAATGGCAAGAGTGTCATTCAGCGTGCCGTATGCGGTGTGTTGGGAGAGGACTATGTTGCCACGCAGGAGGTAGGTCGTTTATGTAGCAGGGGAATAGATGGTGACGAGGCTGTAGCTTTGATAAACGGTAAGCGTTTGAACTATTGTACTGAGATGGAGTCTACGGATTTCTACAAGAAGTCTGCTCGTCTGAAGGCTATTGTCAGTGGTGAGAAGGTTCCTGCGAGGTTTCGTTATGGTATAGGTTTTGAGGCTATGAATATCCCTTTGTTGATGGCAAATGCCAATCAGCTCCCGATATTCAACAGGCGTGATGATGCCATGTTACGTCGTTTGTACGTTGTGCCTTTTAGTATTGTCATCCCTCCTGAGCGTCAGAACAAGACGTTGAATGACGAGTTGGTAGCGGAGTACCCTGGTATTTTGAATTGGATATTAGAGGGCAGGCAGAAGTTCATTGATAATGGTTATAAGCTGCCTGAGGACATTAACGCAGAGAAGTATCTGCGTGAGGAGGCTACGGAGTACATTCAGCCATTGAAGTATATGGAGATGAATGGTTGGCGTTCCACTCCTCCGAATAATGTTCAGATGGAGGCAGTGACGTGGAAGCGTCTTGTTGCGTTGTATGCTGGTTATGACAGGTGGAGCAGGATGAATGGTTTTGAGCCTTTGACGAAGACTGTTTTTGCTAATGTGTTAGAGAACCAGGGTGGTTTCCAGCGGAGGCGTGCTGCCAATGGCATTGAGTTTGCTGTCTTTGGTCAGGTCACGCTGACCCATCTAAAGAAGGAGGCGGAGAAGCTGCGTGGTGCCAAGAAGGTGAACCCGAAGGCTGCAATGATGTGGGTTGATGGCAAGCCGTGGATAACGTCGCAGAAGGCGTTGGCGGCTTATGCTGGTGTCACCTACACTGTTGTGATGCGTCTTGCTCGTGAAGGTAAGTTTGAGCCTTACACTAAGGCGTGGAAGGAGAAGCGTATCTATGATGTGGAGGCTTGTTGTCAGTTGATGCGTGAGCTGCGTGTCATAGCCTCGGATGAGGAGAAGGAGATACAGACCCGTATCTCTCAGGAGCTAAAATACTTCCGTAACAATTTCAATAGACGTATGGAATATAACAATCTGCCATACAGGAAGTATTCGAGCAACTATGAGCAGATAGAGGAAGGTATCATCGTAGTGCCCGACGAGATCTCTGATGATGAGATATATAAGATGGCTGTGGAGGCTGGCTATGATATGAGTCACTGGGAGCGTTTCGGAAAGGGCAAGGGTGCGTTTAGCCGCAGGGGTAAAGCCCACCTTGTTGGCACAGGAGAGGCTATTAAAAAGGATGAAGACGATATAAACAAATAAAAGCTATGGGAAAGAAGAAAGAAGAGAAGTGGCTGCAGGTAGGCGGCTTTGAGTTGGGGATAGAACGTAAGCAGGGAGAGCGGACACTGGTCTGTCGTTCGCTGAGTAAGGAGTGGAGTCTCCGTTATGGTGAGAGTTCTATGATGTACGCCCTGATGATGAACCTCATAAAAGAGGGCACGGAGAATGAGAATATCAGGGAGTATATACACTCGCTACTCACCACGTTCTTTGTCGTCACTAACCATACACACGACCTTGTAAGGCTGGGTAAGGAGGGTGCAATGCCATTTATGGAGGGCGTGGCGCAGCTCGTTATGCAAGAGGGTGCGTATGAGGCAGAGGCTTACAAGGCTTCGCCGGAGGATGACGAGGAGAAGGTGCTGAAAGAGACGGTGGAACAGGACGAGCTACGACAAGCCATAGAGGGTACATACGAGAGGTTAGAGAAGGAGGAGACGGCAGATGAAGGAGAATAGGTGGTACACCGAAGAGGAGCTGCAGGAGGCTAAGGCGTATCTGCGAGACAGGCTGAGAAACGAGAGGTCTATGACGGCAGACGTAGAGCAGTTGCTTGTTATGTATGCCGCATACCTCCTCACGGCATTGTTTGACAATCTGCCAGAAGAACAGGTTGAACGTATCATCGTCGAACTTGTAACGCAGCTATTGGCAGACTGCGAGCTGTTAGCAGTAGATGAACACGACAGGCGAGACACCATACTGGCATATATCCACACGGAGAGAGGAGGTGACACTCTTACGGGCAGGATAGAGAAACGTGTAAGGACGTACTATGACGAGATTCTTGCTACCTACATTGCGGGAAGGCTGCTGGGGAAAAAGTATGAGGAGGTGCTAAACGTTGTCACCTCCAGCCTTAACAACCCGTGGCATAACACTATCATAGAGGAGGCAAAAGAGAAAATACAAAAGGGTATTGTCGCAGGGGATGTGTCGAGGTTTGAGGAACCACACTACGGAAGGGGTGTTGACATATCGTCGAAGAAGGCAATAGAGAAGATAGCGGACTTCGCCATTGGAGATGCGTGGATGTACTGGGGATGGCTCGATGCAAGAGACAAGGGTGCTAAAGGGTACTTCGTGGAGAGGGGAAGCTCATACCCTTGCGATGAGTGCCAAAGTCACGTGGGTATCTTCTACCCTATCGAGGATGAGGACAACAGACCGCAGTATCATCGTAACTGTTGTTGTTACGTGGTGTATTCGTATGTTGAGAGGTATGCGTGAGTGAAAAGCCCATTAAAATAGTGTTAGTTGTTGAAGTTCATTCTCTATTCTCCGTTTTGCTACCTTGAAGTAGTGTTCGTCTTTTTCGATACCAATGTACCTGCGTTTCTCCTTGATTGCTGCAACGATTGTGCTGCCAGAACCCATGCAATTATCAAGAATTACCCCTCCCTTGTTGGTGTATGTCAGAACAAGGTAGCGGAGCAGGTCAACGGGCTTCTGGGTGGGGTGGAGATGACGCGATACGTTTGAGTTGTAGAAATCGTCATCCATTTGGAACTTGATGACATCTTTCGGGTATCTCATGTCACTGTCGTACTCATTCGTGAGTTTATACTCGCCATATCCGTTGTACTGCTTTTCGTTGCCTGATGGTCGCCTACGATATGGAATAGATTTCCACATCTGAGGATTGTATGTCGGCAACTTGTCGTAGAACACGCAGATATTTTCGTGAGCCTTCATCGGCATCTTCTTTGCGTTGAGAAATCCCGTGCCGTTCGCCTTCTCCCATATCCATTCGTATCGGAACATCGACGGATTGCTCATTATGAGTGCCGACGTGAACGGCTGCTGACTGAATAACACAATCGGTGCATTCGGCTTGCATATACGATGGTATTGCTCCCACAATGGCTCGAAAGGTATAACCACATCCCACTTGCAAACGGTTGTCCCATACGGCAAATCGCACAACACCATATCCACCGACTTGTCAGCGATATGTGGCATTAGTTCGAGACAATCGCCACAATAGATGTTGCTTGGTTCTACGTTGTAAACTTCACTTCTCATGTTGAGCGTATTTAATCTTGCGTCTTTGCTTTATTCTTTCTATCTCGTTAATAATCTTCATCAAGGCAGAATATTCGTCAGTATACTTATATCTCAAATAAGGAGCGGTATTCGGATTTTCTGTATTAAGGTTGTCGTATATGTTTTTAGAACCTTCGTTTAGAAATCCGACGCATAGCGTCAAGCCCTTTTCTTCATCGTTCCCTTTACAGAATTGGCATATACTGCAAAGATTTCCTCCTGCGACAATTTTATACTTTTTGTATCTGCTTTTTCTTGCTCCTTCCTTTTTATAAGGAAAAAACATTTTATAAGGACAATCCCCTACCCAATATTCTTCTCCTTTTTTGTTAGTACCAGTCTTATGCTGGACTGGGTGGACATCTTTGTATTTGTATTTTTCTTCTTTTATATTGTTTCCGTCAATCGTGATTTGATAGTCTATTTTTCTTTTGGTTGCATTATTATTTGAGTTAACATACAATTCTTGTCTGTAAACACCCATGTTTGAAGTGTTGCCACTAAAATAGATTCCTACCTCTACATCGTTTGACTCTATAATATCAAAGAACTCATCTATATATTTCTTGTTTATGTTTCCAGATGTATTATAACGTTTTTCCGAAAGGACTGAGCAAAAATATGTGTGAGAAGAAACGATGAGCACAGACTTTCCTGTATACTTACCTTTTGATATAATGTTGTTTATTCTCTTATGTAATTTTTCAAATGTTGTTTCTTTTCCATCAAACTTTCTTGTGTTTGAACGCCTGTAATATAGTGCAGGGTCAAAATGACCTGATATGGCTAACTTAGCCCACTCGTTTATCTTAATCTTAATGTCGTCTGAGTCTATATCAAGATTAGATACACGAATCGTTTTGATCCCAATAGAGTGAAACGCCCAATCCCTGTCGGCATCATAAAACTCTCTCTCTTCTCCTTTGTGTACCTTGCCGTTAAGTTCAAAAGCCAAGTTGTATTGAGGTATGTAGAAGTCAAGGAAATAACCTTTGTCGTTAATTTTGAAGTACGGCTGCTCGACAACCTTTACTTTTGACTGACTTAAAATTTGCGAGAACTTTCTTTCGTGAGAAGTTTTATTTGCTAAAAGTTTACGCTGAGTTTCTTCTATCCATTTTGAGTATTTGTCCCCAAGTTCTCGATAATCGTATTCCCTAACACCACAATAAGGACTTTCAAAATCACTTTCCGTTGTATAAACATTGATGTAGTTGGAACCATTGAAATAGAAAAAAGGATTTGGAACTTTGCCAACTACATTTGGATGGTCAATTTTCCATTTTTCTACCTTTTCGTAGCCTTTTCTTATTCTATTGACTAAATTATTTAATCCTAACAACATAATATATATTATATTTATATTATTATCGTACTAAATTATAACATTAACCAAGAACTTTGAGCCTTGAAAGAACGCAATTTCCCCTTATGGTATCGCTACCATTTGGATTTTGCGCTCTTGGTTCGGAAAACATTAACCTGTCACCCGTCGCCTGTCAATCACGCATGATAGTCATTGTAAGTGCTATCACTTCTGTCATTACACAACCTTACAAGTTGCATCCCCAAGCCGACAGAACAATGTTTCCATTGCATCCCCACTTGCCACCCATCGGGTTTCTCTTTTGGTGGTTGTTTAACTCAACGCCAAGCGTGACTACTGATACAATTCCTCTTTCAGTCTATATTGGACGTACAAACGTTGAGCGAGTGAAAACAAAAAGCCGAACATCTATATACAAGAAATCCAACTAAGCGTAGAGGAGCTTGTTGGATTGTATTCTTGCCTATAATGTTCGACTTTCGTCAATGTTATATGCGTTTAATATGTCCGTTACTTCAAGCCCTCTACTTCTTGTTTCACGTCGCAAAGATAGAAACATCTTTTTAATTGAAGAAAGAAAAGCACTAAAATCTTAGTGTTTTTAACACTTGTTTATTAGAATGTGAAAATACTAAAAAAGATATACTAAAATTTTGGTAGTTTACTAAGATAGTAGTATTTTTGCATCGTAATTCAGGTGCGAGGTGAATTGCAAGAGAGAAACATCGGTTTAATAGTCTCATAAGCTACCCTGACTCAAAGCTCGCACCTTTGTGGTTGGGGTTGCGCTTTTTTGTGCTATGGTAATCACGAGAAAGATTGAGGTTTTTGTCTGCGAGGACGACAAGGACATCCGTAGGGCATACTACGAGAAACTTTATGCCAACAGAGACGCAGCGGTGAAGATAGCGAACATGGCGATGAGCCATTTGTTTGCTCTCGACAACACCATGCCATACCTTAGTGATGAGGCAAAGGAGACGATAGAGTATATCGGCTGCAAGGGAACGAAGGCTACTAAGCAGAACGCTCCGTATGTGGTGGCGAGTGCAGCCTTCAAGGATAAGGGTATCTATATGGGAATGGTGCCGAGTGTGTTGCAGAACGTTCAAAAGATGTATCAAGATGACAGGAAGAAAGGTATGTGGAACAGGTCTTTGCG